GGAGACACCCGGAACCCAGGTCATGCCTTCATTCTGAGCGAGCCGACGATAGAATTCGCCGATGATCGCCCGAGAGCTCAGTCCTTCCGCGCCCATCTTCCTCTTCCCCCTCTTCCCCTATTGCGGGGCTACCCTCAGACTTGGACCGTCGTCGACTCGAAGTAGACGATGGCGTATCCGCTCGCGATGAACCGGTGCGTCCGGCCGATCAGCGAGTTGCCGCTCGAGGTCAGCGTGAACGTGTCGTCGTCCGACGCGTAGACCGGCGTGCCGTCGTTGCCGTTGGCGATGGTGTTCACGCCCGACACGGGGAGCTTCACCAAGCCCTTCGCGCGCACGCGCACGCGCTTGTCACCCGCAGCGCCCGTCGAGTTGTCGACCTGGCGAACCGCGAAGCCCGCGAACACGTCGGCCGCCTCCAGGGGACGCATGTAGCCGGACGCGTTCTCCCCAACCGCAGCGCCCTCGTAGATGATGTCCGTGGCGATGACCTCGAGGTCGTTGAAGAGATCCTCGCCGCTGTACTCGTAGTCGCGAACCTTGTCCGCTGCCAACGTCGCCATTTACCGTCCCCCTCGTCTTCCTTGGTTCACTTGACCGCGCGGAGAATCCTGGCTTGGCCGTGAGCCTCGGCCTTTCTCCATGCGAGGTAGCCTTCGAATCCGCCGACCGACTCGAACTCGGTGCGCAGCTTCGGGTCCGCATCCCACGCCGCCTTCGCCCGCTCTTCGAGCGGAGCGCTCTCGTCGACCACGACTGGCTTCTTCTCGCCCATCGCCGTCGCGCTGATGGCCGGTGCCGCCTGGCCGTCCGACTTGATGGCGTCGAGGCGCTTGGAGCGATTGGCCTTCTCCGTCTCGGCGATCTTGATCGCCGCGTCGCCCGGAGAGGTTTTCCCATCCGCCTTCATCTCCGCCACCAACGCCTCGTGACCGGGCAACGCGACGCGCTCGATTCCGAGAATGCGCTCACGCTCGGCCTTCGCGCCCTCCTCGCGACCTTGCTTGAGGCCGAGCTCCATGCCTTCGCCAAGAGCCTTGTCCACGGCAGCCTTCGACTCTTCCTTCGTCACCGTCTCGGCCACCACAGTCGTTTTCTCGTCAGCCATCATTGCCCTCTTGCGTCTGCGCGGCATTTGGCCCGCCGCCAGCGCCGTGATCGTGTCTTCTAGCGAAGAAATACCGTCCGCCATCGAACTGGCAACGGCTTTTGCCCCGATTTTTACAGAACCCTTTCCGAAGTCCGTCCGAACCGTTCCACGTGGAACGCCACGGTTCTTCGCCACTGCGTCAATGAACACGTCCGCAATGTCGTCGACGAGTGCCTGGATGGACGCCCTCCCTTCCGGGGTACGCACGTCCGGGCGCTTGTCGGGCGACTGACTGGAGACAATCTCGATGACCCCGTCCTGTTGCTTTCGATCGCGGTCCACGGCCACGACGACCCCGATGGATCCGAGCCGGGCGGTCTCGTCGACGAACACTCTGTCAGCCGCGCTGGCTAGCCAGTATGCCGCGGAAGCCCCAAGGCCGGAGACGTATGCCGCAATGGGCTTCTCGGCGGCCCGGATCATGTTCGCCGCCTCGTTCACCCCGTCCACCTGACCACCGGGGGAGTTGATCTCTAGCGCAATCGCGGTGACGAGCGGATTGTCGAGCGCCGCCCGGAGATCCCGCGCGAAGATCTCGATAGACGTAGCCCCTGAAATCTGCGTGAACAGGTTCGCGTAGCGGAAGATCGGACCGACGATCGGAATGACTGCCACTCCGCCGTCCCGCATGGTCACGTTCTGCGAGTTCTGCAGCGGCCGGCCTAGTTTCGCAGCCACCGCCTCCGGCCCTTCGCCGTCTCCTACCGCAATCGACCGGAGCCTGTGGAACCACTCCTCGTCGATCGCCCAAATCGCACTGTCGATCGCGTCCGCTGCTTTCATGCCCTTGCCCTTTGGCTTCGTCGATTGTCGGGGCCCGGCTCTGGTTTCGGCTGCTCTGGCGCCGGCTGCTCGTCGGGTTGACCCAAGCCTGCCGCCTCTCGTAGCGCCCTTTCCTTGCCGAGCTGCTGGATGTTCTCTTCGATGTCGCCACCGGTGAGTTCTGCCGTGACTTCGGCTCCCGTGGAGATTCCGAGCTCCATCCGGGTCTTCGCCGCGTTGATTTCCGCCTCCGGGTCGATCTGGCCGGCGGGGGGCCCGGTCCATTTAGCTCCGCACCAAGCCTGACGGAGGATCGGGTCCTCGAAGAAGCCGGGGGCGTCCAATCGCCCACTCGCCACGGCCTCGGTGATGAGCGCCTCGTAGATCGGCTGGCAGAAGACTGCCGTGAGCCACTGGCGGCGCGCGCGGAAGAACTTCCACGCCTCGAGCATCGCCGCGCGAGCCGCGGAATAGCTGGCCGTGAAGTGCTTGATGAGGATCTCGTAGGGAAGCTCGAGCGACACGCCAATTTGGCGGCAAATAGCCAGCACGAACGGGTCGAAGGCCGTGTTCGGCCGCTGGGGATTCGCGAAAGTGACGTCCTCTCCGGGGAGGAGGTCGAGAATCGCACCAGGGGCGAGCTTGTAGTCCTCGTCCGATGCCCTAGCGCCCGTTTCGGCGGTCGGTTGAGCCATCCCGAGCCCGTCTCCGGCCTCGGTCTTGGTGAAAACCGTGAACATGGACGAGATGACCGCCGCCATGATCTCCGCTTCGGAGTACCGGGAGAGCTGCTTGAAGCTCTCGATGACCGTAGCCAGGTAGGGAACGCCTCTGGTCTGTCCGGGTCGGATCTTTCGGAACAGGTGGAATACCACCCGCTCGCCGCTCGCCTCGCCGAATGCGGGGAGGCGATCCCATTCCTGCGGGTACGGATTCAGGTCTCCAGGGTGCTGACGGAGGACGTGATAGGCCACGGGGGCGCCATTCGAATCGACTTCCACGCCCCCAGCCACCATGTTCCCCGTGGAAATCTTCGTCTGATCGGTCACGAAACGGGGATTCGTGACCCTGTCGCCCTCCAACACCTGCAATTTCAGCCCGTAGGGGCTGCCGGGACGATCCAAATAGCGCTTCAGGACGAACACGTCCCCCGATTCGAGCGTGGAGCGGAACACCAAGTCCTGCAGCGAACAGAAGTCCTGCGTCCTAGAGGCGTCGCACTCAGGGGACCCCGCCCAGAGCCACCATTCGCGCTCGGCTTGCTTCTGCCAGGCATCCGCCGCCTCGTCTTGGAGCCCTAGAACGTCTCGATCGATCCTCGACTGCGGGTCTAGGCCGGTTCCGACCACGTTTGTGACGACTGTACCTAGCGCACCGCTCGCGAGGGGTGCGTTTCGCACCAAATCGCGTGCCCGATCTCTCAACATCTGCAGATCGGGCAGTAAATCGGCGTCTGAACTCCCTGAACCTGCCTTCCACTCCGACATTGAGCGCCGATCGCGCTTCCCGCCCGAGTAGCCACCCGAAAGAGCAAGCATCGTGCGGGCCCGGTGCCTTTCGAGGCCCCGTTTCGGGTCGAAAAACCGGACGACGCGGTCAATCAGGGTGGGTTGAATGACTGGAAGCTGCCTCATACAGGTGTTCCAAGTCTCACACGGATGCCGCCGCCGCGGTTCGCGCGATCGACTTGCGCTCGGAGCCATTTCTCGCGCTCGTACAGCGTCGCGAGGTCGGCTCGAGAGAGGCTTCTACCGGCGATCGAGTACGACTGCGCGCCACTTTCGATGGCCGCTATCGCTGCCTGGACGCTCGTGAGCTGGGCTTCGTAGCTGGTGGGCAAGTCTTCCCCGCGCCTCAGACTGGAGGCTGCGGAGAAAACGTGGACTGTTCAACGCAATTCGGGGGACTCTTTACAAACGGATGCCGGGAGAGCGGACGCGGCGCACGGTTGGCACAGGCGGCTGCGGTCTTTCGCCGACGTGCTTCGCTACGACAATCGAATCAAGCCTTCCCGCCTCGCGGTCCACGTCGAATCCCATCGAGACGAGCCCGGCAAAGGCACAGATGGCGTAGATCCGACAGTCCCACGCCTCGTTCCGGGCATGGTCCTTCGTCTTGATCCACTCGCGGCGTTCTTTCCCCTTGTGGTAGTGCCTGACGACCTTCTCCGAGGTCAGTTGCGCGAAGTAACTCTCGTCTCGGTCGTCCGGGAAGTGGCAGAAGCCGGGCCCGTGGGAGGAGATTCGTAGCCGCGCTGCAGCAAGATCCTTCGCCGCGTGCGTCCCGACCAGGAAGAGAGCCACTTTCCCGACGTTCGTGCGTGTCGGTTTGCGCGGCCAGATTGGCTTTCCAGCTTCCGAGGCGCCCTTGATCGCCCAAATCCTCCGGGCGTAGCGGTCCCGGCAGTACGCATAGGCCGATTGCGTATGGTGTCCGCCCGTATCGACCGCCGCGGCGCCCATTGAGAGCTCGATTCCGTCGTCTCGAACCCGTTTCGCGGTCAGAAGGGCGTCCAGGGACGCCCAAGGCAGGCCTGTCGACGGATCCCCGCGGATGGTCCGGTAGTCGAGCGACCAGTTCTCCTCCCCTCTGCCGAAACCGAGAATCTCGACCTCGAGCCGATCGTCCTGGACGTCCACGCCGGCCACAATTGCCGCGACCCCATTCGGGATAGAGCCGCCGAAGTGCTCGCGGCGCCCCATGAGCGAGCCCTCGTCGAGTTTGTCGCCGCGCTCCTCCCATGTTTCCCCGAGCACCGTGTTGACGAAGACGCGCAGCTGTTCCGGGTGCTCCTTCGCCCGTAGAAACTTAGTCGCTATGCCGCGGAGCTCCAACCAAGGGGAGTAGAGTGCGTTCAGCCTGAAACCCGCCGTGCCGTTGGCTGGCCGGCTCGATCTCCACTCGCCTCTCGCTACTGCGGAATGACGTTGCGGATCCGTCCACGGGTTTTCGCAGGACTCGCAGCGATAGGTGGCTGTCTCCGGCCTCCCTTCGTCCCAACGCACTTGCTGCCACCGTAGCGTCTGGGCATGGCCGCAGTGAGGGCAGGGGACGAAGAATAGTCTCTGATCGCTGTCCCCCCAGGCGTCTTCGATCCGGCTCCCGTCCTTGATCGTCGGCGTCGACGTCAAGATCAGCTTCCGGTTCCAGAACGTCATGGACCGCGCCTCAGCCAACGTGACCGGGTCGCCCTCGGTCCCCGCACTCATGGGGTAGCGGTCGACCTCGTCTGCCAGAACAATGCGTATCGGCCGCGAGGCGAGAGACGCCGCCGAGTTCGCGCCGGCGATCGTCACATGCCCGCCGGGAAACACCTTGTGGAGCACCGTATTGTTCGAGTCCCTGGACCGAGCGTCTTTCACCTTCCCCCGCAGGCAATGGGTGTCCCTCAACATGGGCGCGAGCCGGTCTTTCGACCAGGCTTGGCCCATGTCCAAGGTCGGCTGGAGAACGAGGATCGGTGAGGGGTCGCGGTCGACGTGGAACCCGACGACGTTGTTGAGCAGCTCGGTCTTTCCGACCTGGGCCGCGGACATGACGACCACTTCACGGACCGCCGGGTCGCTCACGGCGTCCATGATCCCCCGGAGGTACTCAGCCCGGCTGGTCGCCCACTGGCCCGGCTCCGCTGACGCCTCGGGGCTTAGCCTTCGGTTTGCGTCCGCCCACTCGCTGACTGTCTGCCTTGGCGGGGGCCGCCACCGGTCGAGAGCCCGCCGGAGCTCGATCTCGGAAAAGCTTCGAAACCTCCTCCAGGACAGACTCGCCCCCTGTAAGCTCACTGAGGGCTTCGCCGATTTCCCCTTCGAGCTTGTCGCGGATGACGGCTGGGTCACTTACCGGCCCTAACTGGCCGGCGAGCTTTGCCGGTATGGCGAGGAGCCTTGCCCTTGCATTGCCGATCACGCGCTCCCAGATTTCGAGCACGAGCTCGCGTGGCACCAGATCCCCGAGCAGCCGCGCGTTCTGCAGCGCGACTCGCTCCCGTTGAGCTCGGAGTAGTTCGGTTCGAGCCTTGGCTAAGTCGCCCGACCAGCCCATCCCAAAATACCTCCTCCTCGCCGGCTTCTCGCAACACCCAACGCGCCACGCTGATACAT